GGCTACGCCCCTGCGACCCCATTTTTAAAAATTATATAGGTTTTTCGACAGCCTAAGGGCTGAACTGCTTAGTTGCAATTCAGCCCTTTTATTATTCTCTTACTCTCAGCTCTCTGAATGCGACAGCGGCCGCCGCACCGACGTTGAGCGAATCGACACCGTGATACATAGGTATCTTTACCGTGTAATCACAGCCGTCTATAGTCTTCTGCGACAGTCCGTAACCCTCAGAGCCGAGTATTATAGCAAGCCGTTCCTCACTCTGAAGCGTCTTGTCATCAATACTTACCGAGTTATCTGTGAGTGCCATTGCCGCTGTTTTAAAGCCGAGCGAATTAAGATAAGCGGGGCCGTGTGATTGCCACCAATGCTCATCCTCTCCGATATATCCCCACGGGATAAGAAATACCGTTCCCATACTTACTCTTATGGCTCTCCTGCAAAGAGGGTCACAGCAGGACGGGGTTATCAGCACAGCGTCTATGCCGAGTGCCGCCGCAGAGCGAATTATTGCTCCTGTGTTGCTGACATCGGCTATATTTTCGAGCACGGCAATCCTTCGTGCGTTTTTGCAAAGCTCCTCTGCCCTTTTCGGTGCAGGACGCTCCATAGCGCACAGCATTCCCCGTGTCAGCTCATAGCCTGTAAGCCCGGACATTATCTTACTGTCGGCGGTATATACCGGAATATCACCGCACCGCTCTATTATGCCGTTTGCACGGTCATTGATATACTTCCTGTCTGTGAGCATCGAAATAGGCTTACAGCCTGCGTCAAGGGCTACTTCTATAACCGTCTGACTTTCGGCTATGAATATTCCGTGTTCATATTCGTACACCTTGCGAAGCCGTGCATCTGTCAGGTGAGTGTATATTTCAAGCTCGGGTATATTTATATCGGCAACATCTATTATTTCAGCCATATTGTTTATTATTTCCTTTCGGGCGGACTTTTTCGTATTGCAAATAATATCGAAAAGTGATAGAATATTATCACAGCGCATCCGCTTGTCGCACTGAATATTATAGCGTATCGGGCGGATGTTGTCAAATATGGCGGTACTAAAAATATATTACGAAAAGACGGCAGGTATGGATTACTTATACAAAATCACAGTGGAAATAGACGATGAAAAAGTGCTGAGCTTACAGCAACATGATTTGGATGCGGTATATAAGACAGTAAGAGAAGCGTTTGCAGGGTGTAATTTTAAAGAAGTGCCGACAGATAATAAGCGGCTTGCTTTTGTTATCGGGGACGGTAGCGATTCTTTCAGCGAAGTCGGAATCGTGGCAAATGCGCTTCACGACAGCTGGCTCGGCAAGTACCTGAAAAAGATGGAATGGTACGATATGAGCGATGACAGCACTGAGGATATGCTCAGAGAAATACAAGAATTTGACAACGAATACGGCAAATAAATTTAACGGAGAACATTATGAAAACAGGACTTGTGCTTGAAGGCGGTGCTATGCGTGGAATGTACACGGCAGGCGCACTTGACGTACTTCTTGAAAACGATATAAATTTTGACGGGATAATAGGAACATCGGCAGGTGCGGTGTTCGGAGTGAATTTCCTGTCAAGGCAGGACGGCAGGGTCATCCGCTACAACTGCCGCTTCAACGGCGACAGGAACTACATGGGGATAAAGCCGTTACTTAAAAGCGGCGACTTTTTCAACACGGAATATGCCTATTACAAAGTGCCGAACGAGCTTGATATATTCGATGACGAAACCTATCAGAAATCGGACGTGCCTTTTTATGCAACGGTGACCGATGTAAAAACGGGAAAGCCGGAGTATCTGAAGGTTGAAAGCGTACTTCGGGATATGGAAATGCTCCGTGCTTCTGCTTCGATGCCGTTCATATCAAAGCCTGTTATAATCGGCGGCAGGGCGTATCTTGACGGAGGAATTTCCGACAGCATACCGTTTGAGCATTTTTCTGAAATGGGATACAAAAAGCAGGTGGTAATCCTCACCCGTGATATGAACTACCGCAAAAAGCCGATGAACAAACTGCTGATACGCTCGTTCTACGGTAAATTTCCCGACTTATGCAAGGCGCTTGAAAACCGTCACAATGTCTACAACGAAAGCATAGACAAGCTATGCGAACTTGAACAAAGCGGCAAGGTGTTTATTATCCGTCCGTCTGAGCCGATAACGATAAGCAGAACGGAGAGAAATCCCGACAGGCTGAAAAGCGTTTATGAGCTTGGAAGGAAGGATATGAAAATGTATCTTGAGGGTCTTGAAGAATTTTTGGAGAAAGAACAGGAAATATAAATGGCAAACAAGAAATGTCCCGTTGCGAAAAAATGCAGTGGCTGTCAGCTGTCTAATATGACATACGAACAACAACTTGAATGGAAGCAAAAGGATACCGAAAAGCTGCTCGGCGGTTTTGGCAAGGTATCTAAAATTATAGGTGCGGACGACCCGTATAACTACAGAAACAAGGTGCAGGCGGTATTCCGCTCTGACAGAAACGGCAGGATAATCTCCGGCGTATATCAGTCATCCAGAAACGGCATTGTCGGAATTGACAGCTGTATGCTTGACGATAAACGTGCGGACGAGATAATCGTCGGCATAAGAGAGCTGCTCAGATCGTTCAAATTACATCCTTATGACGAGGGTACGGAGCGTGGCTTTTTACGTCATGTGCTTGTCCGTGTCGGAAAGAATACGGGAGAGATACTGGTTACTCTTGTCGGCGGAAACTCAATGTTCCCTAAAAAGCACGACTTTGTGAAAGCGCTTGTAAAGCGGTTCCCGGATATTACGACTGTGACATTCTCGGTAAACCGCACTCCCGAAATGCTTCTTCTCGGAGAAAATAGCGAGGTGCTTTACGGCGAGGGATACATTACGGATATTCTTTGCGGAAAAAGATTCAGAATATCTCCGCACTCGTTCTATCAGATAAATCACGCACAGACCGAAAAGCTGTACGACTATGCTATAAAGGCGGCGAAACTCACGAAGAAAGACGTTCTGCTTGACGCATACAGCGGAATAGGCACGATAGGCATAATAGCGTCTGACTATGTAAAGCAGGTACAGGGCATTGAATACAACGCATCAGCCGTCCGTGACGCAGTAAAGAACTGTCACGAAAACGGGCTTACCCGCAACATTGCTTTTAACCGTGGCGATGCAGGCGAATTTCTTGAAAAGAAGGCAAAGCTCGGCACTCATTATGACGCAGTGATTCTCGACCCTGCAAGGACGGGAGCGGACAGAAAGTTTTTAAACTCGCTCATAAAAATCGCACCGGAAAGAATAGTTTATATTTCCTGCAATCCGGCTACGCAGGCAAGGGATCTGAAAACGCTAACGAAAAAGTACACAGTGACCGATATTCAGCCGTTTGATATGTTCCCGCATACGAGGCATGTTGAGTGCGTGGTGGTGATGTCAAGGAAAGCAGAGTAAATCGGGATATGCGGCTTAACGGTGCGGTTTGTGCGTGTTGGACAAACTGTACTGTTTTGGCAGGATATGGCGGTTCGGCGTATAGGGTAATATGTCTGCGGTGACAGCAGTTTCGCAGCGATACACGGGGCGTGGGTCGGGTGTGCGGAAGTGCTGTGATAGTGGGAGGAGATGATGTTACGGTTTTATGAAGTATTTTAGGGGGATGATAATAAATCAATCGTTTTGAATATTATTGCATTTTCGTACAGCGGGTTCATAGTTTGAAAAGGAGAAAATATAAAAGTATGGATTGTTTACTTGAACTACTTGACAGCTATAGATGCCATTTGAAACGCGGCAATGAATCAATGGTTAATTTTCTTAGGAACAATTATAAAAATTATATTAGCGATGTAAAAAAAGCTCTAAGACCTGAAGACAACAAATTAGTGGGTGAAGAAATGTGCCAGATGGTTTCTCAAGTCATTAACGATGTCGAGAATAATTCAAATATGTTAATCGAGGTTTTAGAACTGTATAATTGTGGTAAAATAGTGTCTGCATCTAACAAAGCATTTGAAGTGTTCAATAATATGAAGCCTCAACTAATGCAAAGATATTCAGGAGCATTCCGTTTAGAAACATATTATAGAATTCGTCCCTTTAATAATAAACACCCCTTCACATTAGAAAGGAAAGAACTATTTCATATTCCGCATTATAAGAATTATCTTGTAAGAACAGAACGATACAGTATGCCAGGACACCCATGCTTATATCTCGCGTCACAGGCTGAATTATGTTGGTATGAATGTGGGAAACCAGATAAATTTGCTATTTCAAAATTTGATATTCCTCAAACAGAAGATAGTAATTTTAAGTTTATTGATTTTTCAGAAAAACTAATGCCATTAAAGCATTCTTTCTTTTGTTGGTTTAATAATGAAGAAGATAAAGAATTAGTTAGAAAGTATTTGCTTAAATATATCTGTACATATCCACTAAGAGCAGCTTGCTCAGTTATTGTAGAACACCCTGGAAGTAGTTTCATAGAAGAGTATGTTATCCCACAGTTATTACTCCAATGGGTAATAAACGATGATGATTTTGACGGAATTAGATATGAATCATGTGGCTCATCTGATGAGGTTAAAAGTATGGGAGGACACAATATAGTTTTGGTAACCAAGAGCTTTGATAATGACGGATTTGATGAAAAACTCCGAGAGACTATTAAGGTTGGCGAACCATCGTTGTTTGATATTAATAGTATTTCTATTAACCCACGACTTGATGATTGTTTAATTGGAAAAGATATAAAGGAAGAACCATTCTTTTGGGGACTTGAAGATTTGTCTATACAGTTTGAAAGAATATAGAATAATCTCCAATTGCTGGACATATCCAGCAATTGGAGATTTACTACTTGTATATTCCTTATCCCTCAATCTCAATAATAACCCCCGACTTCAGCTCCACAGAAAACCTATCATCCCACACAACAATCTCCTTAAGCCACCGCCGGGCAAGGCTCTCGTCAAATTCGGTCATCTCAGAATCATGCTGCTCGATGAACTCGTTCAGCTCATTTATACGCTTGACCTGTTTATCACGGACGGCGGTGTCGGTGAAGTTCTTCTGTTTCATCTCACGAATCCGGAATATCTCATCGGCAATGTCGTTGTAGTCCTCCTTGCGGGAAGCATGGTTGATAAGCTCCTGCTGAAGTTCGACAAGCCGCTTTTCTATCTCCAGAGCCTCGTCATCAGCATACCCGCGAATCACCGCTGCAAGGTTATCCCGAAGCCTCTTCTGATAGGTGCTTCTGCTGCCGAGGAGCTCATTGAATGCCTGCACGACCATATTTTTCAGCACTTCTTCGTTTACCGTACGGGCATGGCAAATCACACCTGTAGGCTGCAAACGGCTAAGGCAGCGCCAGACAATTGAGCGGCAGCCATGATTGTTTCAGTGAACACGGCGAAACAATTCGCCGCACTCTCCGCAGACTATCATCTGCGAAAAAACATGGTTACTGCTTAAACCGTGATTTCTCCCATTCGGGCTGACCTTTACAAGCCTGCGGCGCACAAGTTCGTCCTGCACCCGCATAAAAATCTCTTTAGGAATAATTGCTTCGTGGTCGTTCTCGACATAGTACTGCGGCATTATTCCGTTATTCTTTATACGCTTTTTGGAAAGATAATCCACCGTGTAGGTCTTTTGCAGAAGCGCATCGCCCATGTACTTTTCGTTGCGCAGTATCTTGGCTACAGTGCTTGTATGCCAGCGTGGATTTCCTGCGCCGGTGAGTATTCCGTCACGCTCCAGACCGGCGGAGATTTTATCTGTGCTGTAACCGTCAAGGTATTCACGGTAAATTCTCCGCACTACCTCTGCCTGCTCCGGGTCGATCACAAGTCTGCCGTTCTCGTCCTTGGTATAGCCGAGGAAGCGGCTGTGGTTGACCTGCACTTCCCCACGCTGATAGCGGAACTGCAAGCCGAGTTTCACATTCTGACTAAGCGATTGTGATTCCTGCTGTGCAAGCGAAGCCATTATCGTAAGCAGGACTTCGCCCTTTGCGTCCAGCGCGTTGATATTCTCTTTCTCAAAGAACACAGGGATATTCCTGTCCTTAAGCTGACGTATGTATTTCAGGCAGTCAAGCGTGTTACGGGCAAATCGGCTTATGGACTTTGTGATAATCATGTCGATTCTGCCGTCCATACAGTCGGCTATCATACGGTTGAATTCCTCACGCTTTTTGGTATTCGTGCCGGAGATACCGTCATCGGCGTAAATACCCGCAAATGCCCACTCGGGATTTCGGGTAATCTGCTCTGTATAATGCGACACCTGGGCTTCGTAGCTGGTCGCCTGCTCATCGCTGTCCGTGCTGACGCGACAGTACGCAGCCACCCGAAGCTTTGGTTTTTCCGTTTCATTCTGCTGTGAGTTAGCCCGCTGGGGTCTTGCCGGGATTATCGTTATGTTACTCAATGTTCGTCACCTCTGTCTTTATCAATCCATACATATATTCTGCCTGCCGAATGGGATCCTCGAAGTAATCCGCTGCGCTGATAAATGTGAACCGCACAGGGACATTCACCGACCGTTCTTTTCTTACATGACCGTTTCTGCCGAGCCGTTCAGCACGGCTCTGAAGCGCAGCGTATAGGAAGATTCGGAATAGACACGCACCTTGTTTCCACGGATACGCATCTCGACTGTGTACATGGATGGATTGGTACGAAGGTCGGCATTTGCCGTCCGCTCTATGGTCTGGCTATAGCTTCCAAGTAGCGTGCTGTCGTTATATAATTCAACGGTCTGTGTGTTGTAATTCAGGCAGCAGAATAGATCACCGCAGAATACTCCGGCCTTGCCACTTCCTGTCGCAGGGAAGACCAGCCTTGCCCGCAGGTGAATATCGGAAAAGCCGTCGTATCGCCATGCGAGCTTTCCGGAGCCGTCAAGCTGGGAGTAGACGCGGCTTTCGGAATATTCATCTTCGTGCCATACCGTCCAAGAGCCTGAAAGGGTCGTCCAGTAGTTTGTTTGCAGCACACCGTAGTCCCGGAAATCCTCATACCAGATAAGGGCAGAGTCCGGCTTTCGCCTCAGCATTTCGCAGGTGAGCTTGAAAGCTCTGTCCAGCTGACACTCGTTGCCGTCCACGTCGATAAAGTGGCGTGGAGAGAGCGTAAAGGTCGCAGTGCCCGCAGAGGGAGCCTCCGAAAAGCTGCCTTCCATGAAGTCGTAGACCTGCGGAAGCGCCCAAGGCACCATGTCGTAATCGTCCCAGTATGCGAGGATCGGGATGAAGGGCTGCGGTGGAACATCGTCCGTGAAGTTGTATTGTCCGGTCATCCAGTTCTTTGCCGCATAGTAGGTATTTGATGTGCCGCGATAGGTTTTACCGAGGTTTGCAGGAAGATTATAAATCTGCCAGTTCCAGCCGTATGCAGGAAGGCCGAAGAATATCTTCTCCGGATTCATGACCGTGACCGCGTAGTCGTAAATGCCCTCAAGCCAGTCCCTTGGAGAGACGGCTCCGGGAGCAGAGCCTGCCCACGCCATGCCATAGCTCATGATGGCTGCCGTATCGCAGTAAGCGTTGAGGTCGCCGTAAACGCACCAGTTTTCACCTCCGACCGAGCCGTTGATGGAATTCATACACGGCAGGCGTATATTCATGAGTTTGCTGCTGTCATAATCTTTTACTGTGTTATAGATATTCCGAAACATCGCCGTAGAGGCAGCGTGCGTGGAATATCCGTCGCCTTTCTCAAGGTCAATGTCGATGCCGTCGCGCCACGGGTATTTTTCCATAATGCGGACGATCTCCGAAAGGAAGGTATCCTGAGCGCCGTCGGTGTTATCCCGGAGAGCTGCAAAGATACTGTTCGTGCCATCGTTGGACATAGTCAGCAGCCATTTGATGTGTGGCCATCGGTTGATGTATGTCAGCATATTGGAAATAGCCACGCCGCTTTCCGTGATGATACCGGTGCGCGATACCTTAAAAGAAAAGAGACCCACCTGTGACAGGCGGTCTCCATATGCGGCAAGTGCCTGATACATTCTGGAATTGCCCATGAATGTCCAGGCCATGCACTTGTGGCCTTTCAAATAATCATAACTCACAGGGCATCACCTCCGTCCCGCATTTCCTGAAATACTACATAGATTCGAGCCGATTTTTTTATCCTCGACTGTGATCGGGTGCTTGCTGTCACCGGCAGCAGAGTATTGAAAAAAGCCGTTCTTGGCTGTTGCAGCGCCGTTCTTCAGGCACTCCCTTGTAGAAGCGAAAAGGTCAAATTCATCACCGGCAGTCGCTGCTGCTTTGAAAGTTGCCTTATGGGCACCTTCACCCAGCGCCAGTGATATACTCCCGGCAGCCATTGCCTGAATCGGATAGACCTTGTAGTCAAGACCGGCAGCAGTGGAGCCGATATTGAAGATGACGCAGGTTGCAGCTGAGCGGACGATACCGTTATAAAATCTCTTGTCTGCTTTAGCGTCATCGCCATCATATTTTTCCAGAAGTGTTTCGGTATTGATGACAAAGCCTGTGACTTTATCACCTTCCTGCAGCATCAGGTCGGTAAACCAGACTGAACCGGTGCAATCTGTGATGGTGGGCTTCACCGTAATGTTTATGACGCGCTTATTCTGCTTTTTTGTAATTGTCTCTGTAAAGCGTGTAAACTCTGGCATTTATCCGTCCTCCGTCCATTGAATTTCTGATACATGGCCTACCCAGCCGGTTGCGATGGAGCCGCCTTGCAGGAGCCCAGCTTGTCAAGCCAAGTGCAACATATTTTTATATTTTTTGATAAACTCAATGTGAGAAAGGTAACCAAGGCATTTGCGAGGTCTGTTATTTATCAAGGAAACAACAGAATCCAGTTGTTCCTGTGGCAGTTTGCGGAAATCAGTTCCTCTGGGAAAGAAAAAGCGAATCAGACCATTTATATTTTCGTTGCTTCCTCTTTGCCAAGGAGAATGCGGATCAGCAAAATATACCTTTAAATGGTTCTCCCTTTCAATTTCTTTGAAGCCGTTAAACTCTGAGCCATTGTCCAAAGTCAAAGTAATCGGCTGTATCAATTCCGACACTTTTGAAAAAGCGGTCGAAAAAGCATTGTTGATAACAGATATAGTTTTATCTTCACACTTAGCCGCAACAAGCAAGCGTGAACATCTGTCAATCGCTGTTACTAAGTAGCCTTTTCCGACAGAGCCGTAAATCGTATCGCCTTCAAAATCACCTAATCGAGTACGGTTATTTATATCTATCGGTCTGTCGTGAATCGAGTTTTCAAGAAATCGTGTGTAAGATTTCTTTTCGCTGTTGTAAGGCTTTGCCTTTCTTCTGAAATGCGTATTCGGCTTGATTCCCGGAAATTGTCCGGTTCTTACAGCTCGGTAAATTGACGAAAACGATAGTCTTGTTGAATGTTCAACATTCCATCTGCCTGCAATAATCTCAGGTGACCAATACTTTAATAACGCTTCATGAGTAAATCTGTACATTTCGCTGTCTGTCAGCAAACGATTCTTTCTGTGACTGTTTTTTCTTCGGCAGATGTACTTGACGTTTGCTCCCCAGGCATGATAATGCTTTTTCTTTTTGCTCCAGTTGCGTTTAATTTCTCGGCTTATTGTCGACGGGCTTCTTCCGAGTATTGATGCGATTTTTCGCATACTTAATCCCTCTGAAAAAAGTTTTTGTAGACAAATTCGTTCATCTAGTGTAAAATGTGTGTAGGACTTCATATTGACCTCCGTGTTTTTGTATTTGTGGTTATTTACATTTTACACTAAAGTTGATATGAAGTCTATCTTTTTTCTGTTGCACTTGTTATTATAATCTGCCTACCGTTGCCGTCCGGGAGAGGCTGATCCAGAGAAGTAATGTCACCTCCTGCATGGTATTCGCAGCCGATGCAGTCGCCGTCACATTTCCAGATGAAGCGGTAAGGACACATGCACCTGCCGTGATCCTGCTCTTTGTGGCGAATACGGTCGGCTTCCTTATAGAAAGAGTCGTGCTGAGCTTTGGTGACCGGCACTTTCTCGCCGGTGCTTCGAACGTAGATGAAGTAAGTCTTCTGATTTTCATTGTTTTGCATAATGAAAGCCATCCTTCGGCTTTTGCCGAAATGGAGAGCTCCAGACATGCAAAACCATACCACAGGTGTGAGGGCATACCGAAGGATTACTCCATTTCGGCTGCACCTCACTTCCGGTGATCGGTACAGTATTTGATTGTCATCGGTAGTCACGTGGAACCGGAAACACCCTGCACAGATGGCTCCCATGTGCTAATTACATTTTAGTTAGGAGAGAGAAAAATCAGAAAACTCGACGAGTCGCAGAAACACCTTAAAACAGGCGGTTTTACGAGCCTTAAATAGGGTGCAGATTTTTTGAAAAGACGGCGATGGTAAGGAATATGGGCATAAAAAAATCCGACTCGGCGAGTCGGAAAAATTAAAAAAACCGCACATCCATGACGGAAGTGCGGTAAATTAAGTCTGCTTACAGGCGTTGTTTGGAGCCGAGCGGCTCATAATTATATGATTCAAGAAACTCGTTTGCATCATCAATGGTCATCCCAGAGAAACCGGTGATGCAGTATTTTAATGCTTGGTGCTCGTCAGATTCATCAAATGCATGTCCAGCAAGTTGCAACAGCTTTTCTGTCGTTCCGATATCAAGGTCAAGTCCTCTGCCTATAGCGACAATCGTTCTCAGACTTGGCTTTGTGCCGATGTTCTTCTCGGCCTTTCGGTACACCTCTTCGCCAAGACCGGTCAAAGAACAGAAATGCGATTTGCTAAGTCCGCGAGATTGCACAATCTCAAAAATGACCTCCCAGCAGGTTTTATTCACACCTGTTATCTTTCTGGCGGCGCTCTGGCGCTCGAATTCTTCGCGCTTCTTTTGCAGCGCTTCGGACATCTGAACAGCGGAGGCGCTTTGCTTGGAATCATATTTTGATGCTTTGCGCTCTCCAGTTTCACGGTGAAACAGCTCGAATGGGAAGTGTTTTTTTGCTTCATCTGCTCGCAGGGGCTGCCATGTAAATTGCAGGGTGCATTCATTCAGATTTGCCCATGCATAATCAGTAAGGGTCGGCTTGCCTTCATTGTTACGCTCGATGTATTGCCCGTCATTGATAACAAAGTATCCGTCTACATACCGGAAAAGACCAGAATCAACAAGGTTGCGGAATTCACTGCTGGTGCGATAGGCGTAGAACGCATCACGCTGGTCTAAGTATCCGTGGTATGGAGATCCTTCGTCATACTGGTAAATGATAGCAGCGTCTTTGTAGCCGGTTTCCATCATACGGATCAATACTGATTGACGGGACACACCATAAAATTCGCGTAGCTCCTCGGCAACGGAGGTGAGAATAGCTGGTTTTATAGGACTATTTTCATAATCGTATGTCTGTAGAAGTTCATCTACTTTCATTCGAAAAGTACGATATGGCATGAGAATACGAGGAGCCATATTGTTTGCCTGCCACTCCATACGTTGGATATCAGACCACTCATCATCTTTTTGAGGGTATGCCATATTAGAAGGACAGCGGCATGCAACGAAGTCCTGACCATAGAGAACGTGTTTTATCGCTGCATACAATCGGTGCTTATACCAGTGATAGACTTCATGGGCGATTGTGTTTTTGACGCACCCAAGATTCCGCTCCCAGAAGGTGTAGGCATCTACCAAAATGGTACCGCGCTTTACATCGATTGTTGTTTCTGAAACCTTAAAAAGATCATAGATGGTTGCCTTCCCAGCATTGAAGTATATTTCTCCAAAAACACTGAAATCATCCGTGATACGATTGCCTTGGATAATTTCAAGTCCCATACCTTTTGCAATATCAGCAATAGGGACGGCCATTGGCTTTTCCAGTGCTTCTGGGAAATAATGCTGGAGAAAAGTTGTGGCTTCATCATCCAAATCCTTTTTGTATAAGATCGGAACTATGTTCTTCGAGACGGCATGACCATCCGTTTTGCGAGGTTGGCCAGAGGTGTGCCCGGAGATGTTCATAACAGTAACAGATTCGAGTTTATCGGTTACGACCGCCACACAGGAAAGGACAAGCCATTGACTTGTTTCGTGCGATGCTGTGCCTTTGTAAGTATCTTCGGTCAGATTTATTGTGCAGCTTACGACTGCGTCAAACAGAAGGCTGTCTTCATCTATTCGGATATTCTTTGTATATTCGAGGATCATGTCCTCAAGCATGGCAGAATCCGGATTCTGAATTCTGGAGTAAGATAAATTCAGGGCATAAGGATGCTCTGCAATGTATGTATAAGCTGCCTCCCACATGGGGCGGTAGCACACAGTATATATAAACTGCTCGATCTCGTTGTTATACGTTCCCACGGCCAGCAGACTCCCTTTCTTGGACACAAAATTTGAGGATACAAGCACAGTATAACACAAATTCGCTGATTTTTCAATAGTAATGAAAGAAAATTCTTGCGAACGTGAAGAATTACTCTTGATTTTTTAAGGGATCTGTGCTATACTGTGGAAGTACAGTGGCAAAAATCACGTTTTTGAAAATCGAGAGGTGACTACCGTGGAAGTTAGTTATAAAAAATTGTGGAAAATATTGATTGACAAAGACATGAAGAAGAAAGACTTGCAGGCAGCTGCCGGGATAAGCTGGGCTTCGGTAACCAAGCTCTCGAAGGGAGAGACAGTAAGCATGGAAGTTCTAATGAAAGTGTGTAAAACGCTGAATTGTGATATTGGGGACATCATGGAGCTAATCCCTACAGAAGATAATGAAACTACTTGAGGAGTGATATGATGTCCGGCAGGAAAAAGAGCGTAATCAGTAAAGCAAGTCCTCATACGATCAAGAAATTTGAGTTGATTGAGGAATATATAAAATCGTGGGCGCAGAAGTTGCTGCTGACTGAGTCTTGCAATGGGCTGATCTTTATAGACTGCATGTGCAACAGTGGTGTATATACCGATGATGCCGGGCAATTGGTGAAGGGTACAGCAGTACGCGTCTCAGAAGCACTAAGGGAAGCATCAAGAACCTACACGGAGAAAAATATACACATTTACTTAAATGACAAGGATAAAGCGCGCGTAGATGAGTTGAAAAAGCATCTTCCACAGGATGAGCGCAATTTTAAGATTGTAACGTCCTACAGTGATGCGCACGAGCTACTTCAAACTATCGGGCCACAGTTATACGGAACCGGGCATCTGCATTATTTCCTGCTCTACGATCCGTATGATGCGACCATCGACTGGGAAGCACTTCTGCCGTTTTTTCAAAACTGGGGTGAAGTTATGATTAATCACATGGTTTCAGATCCGGTGCGGGCGATCACAAGCGCCAAGAAGAAAACGACCAAGGCAAAGTATGAGAACACTTATCTGGAAGACTTTGAGAAGCTGGTGCCTTACGGAAGCGACAAGAAGGCCTATGAGGCCAGAGTGGAGGAAATCATAAATTCACTAAAAGGAGCCCGCAGATACTATGTATCGGCATTTCCGTTCTATAACACGCAGAATTCGCTCGTCTACAATCTGATTCACTGCACGAGCAACAAAGAGGGCTTTAAGCTCTACAAGAAGAGTGCTTGGAAAGTTTTCGGAGCTCAGTCCTCGACAAAACATTCGGTTGAGAACAGGCAGTTGTCATTCAACCTTTTCGGAGAGATTACAGAAGAGGAAGATGAAAGCTGTTTGCATGTTATCGACATCGCGAAATATCTACAGCGCTGCCTGAAAGGCCGTAAGCAAGTGCCTCTTGATGAGATGTGGGAACTTTTGGATAACCATCCGATTTTTCCTTCAGAGGGATTTCGTAATGAGATAAAGAGTGATCTCACGGGTTTCTTTGACGCGAAGATCGAACAGATTGTGAATCCTGATACAGGAAAGAAGGAAACGGTGATCTCTTTTTCTTCATGAGACAGAGTTTCATATAGATGAGGTGATTGGAATTTATGGCAACGTCGCAGAAATTTGGTGGCAATTGGACTGAGGAGAAGCTGAATATCTTCACCAGCTATCTGGACGCATACCTGATTGCACTACAAAACCAGAAGTTTAAGAAGATTTATATAGACGCCTTTGCTGGAACCGGCGAGATTGAAACCAGCGACGGCGGGCAGTATCTCGTGGGCTCCGCTAAGCGTGCACTGGCGTCTGAAAAGAAGTTTGATCACTACTATTTTATAGAAGCGGACTCTCAGAAGGCGGGAGAACTTCAAGATATGATAAACTCCGAGTTCCCGCAGATGAGGCGAATTGTGACAATTTTTTGCGGCGATGCGAACGATAAGCTTGCGGAGATTATTAGCAATGTAGATTGGAGATTTAACAGAGGATTGCTGTTTTTAGATCCGTATGCGACGCAGGTAAATTGGACTACGCTTGAAAATGTAGCGCAGACGAAATCAATAGATGTATGGTACCTGTTTCCGTTCTCGGCACTTGAACGGATGCTGCCGAAAAACGGGAAGTACGATAAATGGGAGGATTGCGTAGATCGATTGCTTGGAGATTCCGGATGGCGCGAGGAATTCTATAAGAAAGATCCCCAGATAACGCTGTTTGATCTATTTCCGGAGCCCGGACAGAGCGATGGCAAACGGATGGTTAAAGACGCAAATCCAGATCACATAAAGGAGTATATCCTCTCTCGGCTTGGGACAATCTTTCCATGCGTGTCAAAGCATGCACGGATTTTCAGAAACAGCAGGAACTCGCCGATGTTCCTATTCTGTTTTGCCATTGCGAGTGAAAGCCCGAAAGCGCAGGGACTTGCACTGCGGATGGCAGACTACATATTGAAGAACAAGTAGGCGGAGGATGAAAACAACTTGAAGACGATAGAACGAAAATCCATGCTTTATCAAACAGGGGTAGAGTATGGTGACTACACAATGAATCACGTGCAGGGCTGCGCTCATGGGTGCAAATATCCATGTTATGCATTCCTGATGAAGAAGCGATTCGGGCAAATAAAGGATTATGAGAGCTGGCTTGAGCCAGTGCTTGTATCAAACACGCTTGAATTGCTGGATAAAGAGATACCGAGGCTCAGAGATAAGATTCAGTCTGTGCAGCTTTGCTTTACCACAGATCCGTTCATGGAAGGATATCCAGAGGTGTCCCAGATGAGCATTGCGGCTATCCGAAAGCTGAACGAGGCCGGAATCAAATGCACTACGCTGACGAAGGGTCTGCTACCTATAG